CTTTCTCCGGAAAGGTAGACAACCAATCTCTCTGATTCACCCTTGCTCATCATTTACTCCTTCTGAATTGGTAGAACCCGTAAATTGATTAGCGGATGGGGTTCCAGGAGCGAAGCGCATTATTGATTTGCTCATATCGGAGTAAATAGGAAGGCGCGCTAATTCAAGCTCATGCTCTAGTTCGTGTATCTTCAGCTGAAGAGCAAGTACGTCTGGATAGTTATCTATGGAACGTGGACATTCGTTGCACGTGTACTTTCCACCTGTAGTAAATGGTTTCCAATGCTTCATTTTTCCTACTTATCTATTATGTCTTGAATAATTGTATTTTCTTTATGAACTGTCAACGGTATTCGCTCTGCATGATTATGCATAATACATGCTTCTGACTCAGTGAACCAAGCAACGACAGATGCAATAGTTACATTGATTGGTTCTTTTTTTAACTTTTCCATATCTGTCTATTCTCCTCATTTAAAGTGCGGACGACGGGATTTGAACCCGCGTGTCACCAGCTACCCTTTCTACACTTTATAAGAGTGAGGGGATACGCCCGCCAGGGGCTAACGTATCTCCAAAAAATATAAAGTGTTATTATGCATTCTGATTATCGCTATCGTCATATCTTTTATTCATGAGCATGTCCATAACATCATTTGGGTAAATAAGAAATCCTTTTGCTGGATTATCTGCCCCACCAAAATCACGTTTCGTGGTTTCCGAAAATTTATAATTATTCATTCTTAGATATCTTTTAAGTCGAGAAACAGAGACTACGACAAAAGCCCCTTCTGGAGAGTAAATATATACCCACCACTTAGCGGTTGTTACGTTAATTCCGCTTTTTACCCATACGCGGTCACCTGCTGAGTTTTTGATGCCCTTAGGATTCTGGTCAGTTTCTACGACCATACGTCCATTTCTGTACCTATCTGACTTGACTTCAAATTCACCGCCAGAAAGTGAATCAAGAAAACTTGATATTAGGTTTTCACCTTCATGCCCATAGGCTAAATCATTTTTAAAATCAAACACTCTTGCAGGGATATCGAATGAGCTCATTTACTTGCTTTTGTTTTTATTAGCCATAATCGTCATTTCGTCACCGTCTATAACTACGTCAGGCATGAGGTTACGAACGTCAAGAAGCCTGTCCACTACTTCAGTTACGGATACCTGAACAAATGGACTATGCGCTACCTGCACTGCTAATTCATGCAGATATGCATCCAAGGCAATCATTGGTGCAGCTTCTTGCATTTTCAGTGCAAGGTATTCTTCTCTAGGGTCAATAATGCTGCTGTCCATATGTTTCTCCAATGTTAGTTTTCTTGCACGCACAATACCAATATAAACAATAAAAAACAACGGATTCACTCAACAGAAAAATATTTTGATAAAAAACATTTATTGATGTTGTGTTTTCTTTTGGTGTTCAGTATATTCAACTTCACCTACAACCCGAAGGGCTAATCCCGAAGGAGACAAAGATAATGTCAGAATATAATAAGCTAAAAAATAAAGGTCTTGGAAGAGGCCGACCAGCTCTCAAGCCAGAAGAGCGAGAGCAGCGTAAAGAAATTAACGCCAAAAAACAAGAAGCTCGCCGCAGGGCTCACATCGTATTGCAACATCGATACCCAGATGAATATGAAAAAGTATTTAGTACTGAACTAAAAGAATTAATGAAATAAAAAAATCCCGTCAGATAAAATGTAAATCTGGCGGGATTTTTTAATAATTGTAATTCTTGCTATTACTGTTCTTTGGTTTTCTAGAACGCTTGCGTGACTCTCCGTAAGAAGACTGAACCCAGGTATCGTAATCTTCCGGAACTCCGGAAACAGAGCGTACATAACGTGCGTATTCTTCTAGCAGTTCATCGTCTTCATCAAAATGTGCCATATGTTTATTTTATATTGGGTCTTTTGATTCTATTGCATCTTGGTCATTGATGCGGCGACCGCACTTAGTGCACATCACGGCCCAAGGGTAAGAACGCATAAAACTTTCCGGGTGGTCACAGTCCAGAAATGTTCTAGCTTTTTCATTAAGGGTTTCTCTTATCCATGCGGACAGTGTTACTCCAACGATGTCTGAAACTTTCTTCCAGTTCTCTCTGTCTGATTCTGTTGTTCTGATGAGAACTTGTTTTCCAGCCGGACCTTCGTCATCTTTATGCATTGGCCTAATACTCATGTCGCTGGACGACACAACCTTGTCAATAGCTGCTCTAATGTTTTCGTTATTCATTTTCTTTTTCTGAGCTTTCGATTATTTCAGCATCAACTATTTCGTTATCTGAATTTAGTATGCTCTTAACCGTATCCGGCGGCAGTACACCTGAAATTCCCATCAATTCAAGAAGTTGCCTTGCTTCTGTTTCTGGGTTAAATGCGTCAACTGAAGGAACGTCGCTTACACTTCCTGCAAGAGTAGCTTTAATTGTTTCATTATTTTTTTGCTGAACGTCCATCTGAACGTTGACGTTGACTTGGTCCATTCCTAGAAGTTTTGTTCTTCTGTCCATTATTGAAAGAACTTGCTGAATAGCTTTGAGGTCGGGTTCAACCGACATCTCCGTTCCGTCATCCATAGTGACACGACGATGCTGAGTCAGGGGCCATATTGCCTGCTGAAGACTGTCTAGTCTTTCAAGCTCCATGCGCAGCACTTCTGGGTACGCCATCAACACTTCACGGTTCATCTTTTCCAACTGGCGTTGAATAGACTTAGACACAGCCGCCGTAGTGATGCCAAATCTTCTGGCTATTTCTTGTGTTGAGGTTCCGGCTTGACGCATCTTAAAGATACGCATATCGCGTTCTGAAAGAAATTCTTTAGTCACTATTTTATTTGATTTTTCGTCTGCCATAAGTACCCACTAAAACTCTACCACTACATCATTATGTAATCTTAGAGAACTCCAGTACCTCAAACGGGAAAATCTTGCCTCTAGTAATTTTTACAGGCCAGTTTCTCTCATCTCTGGCTCCTCGGAAGTGTTTCAGTTCGTAAACATATGGCGCTGAAGCCGTCAAGTCTGGCGTTATGGAAATCCCAAATTCTGGCCACCTAGACCAAACGGCAGAACCAAACGGACGCAGGTCACGAGAAGTCATGCTAGTTCCGAGCGGTGCGTGATGCTCTAGCCATAATGCGACGTTGTAGACGGACCTAAGGTAGTCGAGATACTTGGCAACTTCAACGGCAACAGCCTCAGAAGTTCTATTTCCTGGGTCTACGAATGACTTGTAAAGAGGTCCCATTACAAGCAATTCTGGCTTCGAAATCTCAATCTGTGCTTCCAGAAGAGCCCTATCTCCAGCCTTCAACAAGTCGAGTCCAGAAGGTTTTGTGTAAAGGTGAATTAACGGTTTTTGTATAGAAGCACGATGCATTGCTTGAGCCATAATTGAGCGAGATGTTCTTCTGATGATTCGCTCTGGGTTTTCCAGGTCGACAGTAAGAGTTTTTATGGGTCTCATCTGTTGATATGTGAACGGGTTTATTCCGCAAGCAGAGCAAATTGCTACTTGCCTAGCGAGCATTGTTTTCCCAACACCTTCTGCTGCGACTACGATTACTCTTTCGTTGCGCTCAAGTAATCCAGGAATTAACCAGTCGTAGTTATCTTCTTCGGTCTCTTTAAGAAAATCATCCCAAAGAACTAAACGACCCGGGTCCAGTACAGGAGAAGCACCTACCGTGCTTATCATCGAAGAGCTTTTAGCTAATTTTTGTTTTGGGCTTAAGTCGTCCCTGTCTAGTAATTTTATGAGTTCGCTAAGAGTCTTCTCTTCTTCGCTTACTTCAGCTACCTGCTCCTCATCTCCAGCCACAGCATCAAAATCAACTCCTAAGTCAAGTTCCACTAATGAATCAATTGTTCCGCCAGCCTGAAGGTGGTCTGTAATGTCTTTTGCGATTGGGGACTGCCATACACCCACTGAGCAGCCAGCAGCAACAAGTTCTCTATATACGGAATCTGCATGCTTTTTCCCTGGTTCGTCGTTGTCTGCAACAATCTGAACATAAGCGCCACGCAATGCCTCTGTGTGAATATCGAGCCATTTGCCAGCACCACCTGGCATTGTCGTTGCAATTACACCGGCTTCCATGAGGGTGTCGGCATCTTTTTCGCCCTCAACAACCCAGATGTAGAAACCGTCATTTTTAGCTTTTATAACAGCAGGTAGATTATATAGAACTTTTGGAGTGTCGCCTAGCGAGTAAATCCACTCCCCGTTAGCACCTGGCCTGCGTTGGCGAAATGTTTTTTTACCATCTTGGTCTACGTATCTTACTTTTTGGAATAAAATGTTTCCAGATTCATCTACGTAGTCGTAAGATTTTACAAATTTGGTGAACTCTTTTTTCTTCTCAGCTCTCTGCTGCGACATGTCAGACTTCTTTGGCATAAGGTCCGCAACTTGAATTCCAACAGAGGTGCATATGTCTTCTACTGAACAACCATTGCCACGGTGGCAGTGAAGAAGAACTCGCCCATCATTGCCCTGTGAAATTGAGAGGCTTGGGTTTGAGTCATCGTTCCTGCACGGGCATCGTGCCTGCCACTGTCCATTCCCATCACGCACGACGTCGACTAGCCCAAGGAAACTTTCTACTTCAGGAGAATTCATGCTCACCATAGCTGTCCAACCGAAATCGTCTCCATCATAATTCCGCGCTTATCTCTTAACTTTGCACGTTCTGATTCATTCATGCCTCCCCATATCCCAAATGGTTCATGGAGAAGTGAATACTCAAGACAATGTAGGTTTTTCTCGCATCTTGAACAAGTTTCGAAGGCAATTTCATCCAATCGAAGCCTCTCAAGACGTTCCGCCCTGTTAGCGCCACCCTTTTTTACTACGGGGAACCAAATTTCAATTGGCATTCCACTGCAAAGTCCACCAACTGGGGCAGAGTCGTATGTCGTTTGCATTTTCCTCCAAATGTTTTAGTCAGCTCTAAGATTTGCTGAGCCTAGCAACATCTAGCGAAGAAAGAAATACAACCGCAGATTTAATTATTAATTCTCCATTTTCGTCAACAACATTGATGTCTATAGCATCTTGTGGAACTGAAAATTTAGAAGCAATTACTGCCCGCATTTTATCTACACCTGTTTCAAAAGCGGACAGCGACTGCTCTTCTTTGAGTACCGTAAATGATGATGGCGAAGAAAGAGCTTTTATTTCTAAGTTTTTTTGTTCCGCTCTTAAGCACCAAGCACAGGCAAGTGACGATGTAGTGGCGGCTCGTGGTTTAGATTCGGCATGACCACACGAAAGCTTGTGTATGTAACGAACCTGACCCCAAGCGCCAGTCCTTGTTATTTCAACTACTTCTCGTTTGGGAGCACGGCGATGCTCTGAGGACATAAGTAATTACTTAGCTTTAATCCTAAGAATACGACGCCAAAGCGAAATTTTCTTTTCTGCACTCGTCACCGCATTCGTAATAAAAGATTTTACTTCAGCAACAATTTCTTCAGCGTTATCTTGAGTCTCGGCGACAACCGACTGCGTCTTATCCACGAGGCGTGCCAATTCTTCACGGTCGATAAACTCATCAGTAGCAGCTGTGACAAGTTGTGCTTTCTTGTCCTTGTAGCTCTGAGCCTTTTTAGGGGTATCTTGTTTTTGTGCAGCCTTTTTCTTGACAGGAGCCTTTTTTGAGGAATCCTTCTTTGCTGCAGCTTTTTTAGCTGGAGCTTTTTTCGCTGCAGCTGGTTTTGGTGTTTTTTTACTTGTAGCCATAATTGAGATACTAGTGCATCACTAGCCGTTGCGGTAGTAATACCTCCCCTAGCAATGATATAAAAAGTTTATTGTGGAAGGATGGAAGACGACTATGAGGGCAGTTTAAGTAAATTGGCACTTGCTGCTACATCCGCACAATTGGCGAAAGTCGTCACTGTCCAGGAATTCGGGGTAGGGGAAGACCTTTGCTTCAATTTTATGGGGTGGAATGAAGAAGATTTAGTCATAGTTTGCCAGATACGTAGAGATTTAATGCTCCTGGCCCCAGAATTGCGTCTAGAAAAATGCGCCCAACTATGCAGAGCGTTGCGCCGGTTCTGGGGGGTAACAGCGATAACTATGATTGCTGAGGGATATTGTTCGCTTGATGCAAAAAAGACAAAAGGCGTTGAGCTTGCAAAAGACTTCTGTAAGCCAGATTCGGCTGTTGAGGAGTGTATAACAATTACTCATGCTGAAATTATAGAAAACACTATAATAGATATAAATTTAATTGCTTTACCTTATGTATACGAACTTGGTAGAACTGTCAATTGGCTTGAGATGTTGTCGTACCCGAGTAGAGCAGAGCAGGTATTAAGGAACGCCGGATACCCAAGAATGCTTGAAGACTGTCTCAGGTCAGGGCTGGCAACTGAAGAGGTTCCTCCTGAGGCGTATGACGAGCTTCGTGCTGCCATTGCTAGTAGCGGATTTCATATACAGGAATTTTAGTAAAAAGGAAATACGTGGGCAATTTATTTTATGATTCAACAGAAAGACATTCTAGAGATAACGCATCGTCGCGCCGACTTTTTGATGACGTATATACAACTGGAGCAGATAGAGAACCATGCATGATTTGCGGACACCCAACCGGAGACTGCACAGGTGATTCGAAACCGCCAGAAAAAATAGCAGGCCTTGGTGTTACGGAAAAATTAAAAGCAGAACAAACTTTCTATCTTGAACAGGATATTTTTACAGAAAAGCAAATAACGCCGTTTACAAAGGCTAAGGTGTTGCTTTATAAGAAGGGTTCACAAATTCCATTGCTTGAAGCCGAGAGACTTGGTCTCTGGAGTTCTCAGGAAAGTTAGATTTACTTTAGACTCTTTCTTTATTACATCATGCGTTAAAATCGTATACTCAGACAAACATCCAACACTTCACCTAGGGAAATTATGACAATCCTTGAACAACCATTTGTAGATTCGTATTCGCAAAAAACAGCTCCATGGGGCTTTAGTGGGCTGGGAGAGATTGTTTTCCTTCGTACATATAGCCGCAAAAAAGAAAATGGGGAGACTGAGACTTGGCCAGAGACAATCCAAAGAGTAATTGACGGTGCGCATGCAATTGGGGTCCCGTACACAAAAGAAGAAGCGGAAAGTCTCTTTGAC